CTTCTGGTTTTGATACGGATGTTCCTCCATAATGGCTAAAGATAAACAAACATATATTGCAAAGTTAGAAAAAGCCATTTCACAAAAGTATGGCGATGATGCGATTAATAATCCACGACGTTTCTGGAACGAAAACAAAGAGAGTGAATACTTGATTCAGTCTCAAGAAGAGCAGAAGAAATTTGCTAAATTGGCAGACACACAACTCAAAGTAGAACAAGACGGATTTTTAATAAACAAAAAACTACTTACTAGAGATCACAATAGGGATTGCCCTGTTTGTAATAAATATTCTTTTCATCCTCGAGATGATTTGTATATGAATAAGTTTGGAGCTTGCTTTACTTGTTATATATATCATATTGAGGACAGGGAAGAGAGATGGGCAGCCGGTTGGAGACCGAACAAGGAAGAATAAAGATGGCAACAGTATTAGAAATCATTCAAGGAATTCAACAGGCAGCTGCCAATGCAGCCTGGGACGGGGCGCACGAAGAGTCTCTTCAAGCCGACGCGAAAGCACGTACGGCAGGCCTACGTAGAGAAGAAGGACACTATATTAATGACCGCCGCGTAATGGACGGATTTAATGTAAGATTCCAAGGCCCGATACTTCGCCTAACCTACCAGGCTGAAGCGCGAATTAAAGAAGTTCAAGATAAGGGCTTTGAAGATGATGTTATCCAGCATTTAGAAGAGATAGTAAAGTTTCTCAAGAAAGAATATAAAGCTATCACGGGTAATTCTCTTAAGTTAACCAAAGAAGGTGAACACCACGTTTTGGTGCAGCGTATGTCAAATTATAGAACTGATGTTCAAGCTCATTGTGATTATCTGGTGGGCGGTTTAGGAGACCTCGGCCAAGTTAATGCTGATACCGATAAAGAAAAGTTGGATAAGGCTGTCCGCGATTGGTTGTCGCTTGGGCGCAAAGAAACTACTTATACGGGCGGCACCGTAGGAAAAACAAGACCCCCGAACGATACTCGTAAAGGTAAGTAGCAAATGTTATGGGCAACGCTCTCACTAAGCAAGAGATATTAAAAGAGATCGTCAAGGCTGGCAAAGACCCAGTTTATTTCACAACGAATTACGGGCGTATCTCTCACCCGCAAAAGGGCACAATTCCTTTTAAGGCGTATGATTACCAGAAAGAGCTACTAAAAGATTTTGCCGATTATCGTTTTAATATAATTTTAAAGGCTCGCCAGCTGGGAATTTCTACTATTACAGCAGCCTATATCGCGTGGCTTATGCTTTTTCACCGCGATAAAAATATTCTAGTTGTTGCTACAAAGTTGCAAACTGCGACCAACCTTGTAAGAAAAGTAAAAGCAATTATCAAGCACCTTCCCGAGTGGATGCAAATTGCTTCTATTGAGGTGGATAATCGAACATCCTTCGAATTATCTAATGGATCTCAGATTAAGGGTTCTTCAACTGCAGGCGACGCGGGCCGTTCAGAGGCCCTCTCTTTATTGGTAGTTGATGAGGCAGCACACGTTGAGAAGTTATCTGAGCTGTGGACAGCCCTCTATCCTACCCTGTCTACTGGTGGTCGTTGCATTGCGCTGTCGACCCCTAATGGCGTGGGCAACTGGTTCCATCAGCATTGTGTTGAAGCAGAAGCTGGTACCAATGATTTTTATATGACGACGTTGATGTGGGACGAACACCCAGATCGAGACAAGGCATGGTTCGAGAAAGAGACTCGGAATATGTCGAAGCGCCAAATTGCTCAGGAGCTTGAGTGCAACTTTAATGTTTCAGGCGAAACAGTTGTCCATCCAGATGACATTCAGTGGTATTTGGAAAGAGCTGTGGCCCCGGAATATAGAACTGGCTTTGATAGAAATTATTGGATTTGGAAACAATATGAAGCAGAGAAGCCTTATCTGGTGGTGGCGGATGTTGCCAGGGGTGATGGCAAAGATAATAGTGCCTTTCATATTTTCGAATTAGGAACAATGGAAATAGTGGCTGAATATGTTGGAAAGCCTACCCCCGATGATTTCGCAGATATATTATATAATGTAGGCGCTGAATATGGAAACCCTATGCTAGTCATAGAAAATAACAACATAGGCTATGCCGTACTTAAAAAGTTAGTTGATAAAGGGTATCCTAATATATATTACTCTAGCAAAGGAGATCATCAGTATGTCGACCCGGTGGCTGCTCAGTGGCAGTCAAATGTAATTCCGGGATTTACTACATCTTCTAAAACACGACCGTTGATTGTCGCGAAGATGGAAGAGTTTATGAGAAACAAACTAGTTAAGATTAACTCGAATCGTCTACTTTCTGAAATGAAAACATTTATTTGGCATCACGGAAGACCACAGGCGATGCGAAGTTATAATGATGATTTGGTGATGTCATTTGCTATTGGATGTTGGGTAAGAGATACAGTGATTGTCGAGAGCCAAAAAGACGCAGAGTACAGTAAACAATTTTTATCTTCCATTTCTACTTCTCAAACTGCAATTTCAACAACTATTCCGGGGATGCACGGACACAAGCGCACACAAGAAAACACCAGGACTATCGACGGTGCCCAACATAATGAACAATATATTGCTCTAATAAAAGGATAAAAGATGGCAAAGAACGAACGAAATACCAGAAACCCGGCGTCGCCCCTATTTAAGAGGCTCACACGACTTCTGTCTGGGCCCATTGTAAATTACCGTGCCCAGATTGCACGCCAAGAACGTCGCAGCGATATGGACAAATATCGCTATCGTTTCCGTTCTATGAGTGGACAAGAGTTTAAGCGGCATGATAATAATATGTCGCAAAACTATAATATGATGACTTCGGCCGCGTTCCGAAATCAAAACAGAGCAGAAAGATACACAGATTTTGAGCAAATGGAATATATGCCCGAGCTTGCGTCCGCTCTAGATATCTACGCTGATGAGATGACGACGTCGAATGAGTATGATGAGTTATTAAATATTGTATGTAGAAATCAAGAGATTAAGACTATTTTAGAATCCTTATATTATGATGTTCTCAACATTGAGTTTAATTGTTTTGGCTGGGCGCGTTCAATGTGTAAGTATGGGGACTTTTTTCTTTATATAGATACCGACGAGAAGATGGGTGTCACCTCGGTGGTGGGTCTCCCCAATAACGAGATTGAAAGACTAGAGGGACAAGACCCCACAAACCCTAATTATACCCAGTATCAGTGGAATGGCGCCGGTATGACGTTTGAAAATTGGCAGGTTGCTCACTTTCGAATTTTAGGAAACGATCGGCATGCCCCTTATGGCACCTCGATTTTCGACCCAGCGCGCCGAATTTGGCGGCAGCTTACGCTTTTGGAAGACGCTATGTTGGCCTACCGCGTAGTTCGTGCTCCGGAACGCCGCGTATTCAAAATTGATGTTGGCAACATACCACCGCAGGATGTTGCTCAATACATGGAAAAGGTGAAAACAGAGATGAAGCGCAATACGTTGGTAGACGCGACCACTGGCCGCGTTGATTTGCGCTATAATCCGTTATCGCTTGAAGAGGACTACTTTATTCCGATGCGCGGAGGCATTGGTTCGGATATTACTTCTTTACCGGGAGCAAAATCGTTGGACGATATTGAAGATGTTAAATATATGAGAGATAAATTGTTTTCTGCTATTAAGATCCCCCAAGCTTACTTAACCAATCTTGAGGGAGACACAGAAGACAAAACAACGCTGGCCCAAAAAGACATTAGATTTGCCCGAACCATTCAGAGGCTTCAACGTTCTGTGATCTCCGAATTAGAAAAGATTGCTGTGGTCCATCTTTATACTCTTGGCTTCCGTGGTGAGGATTTAATTAGTTTTGATCTTAGTTTAAACAATCCCTCTCGTCTTGCAGAGCTTCAGCAGTTAGAATATTTACGAACCAAATTTGATGTAGCCAATGCAGTTCCGGAAGGTACCTTTAGTAAGCGCTGGGTTGGTCACAATATTCTTGGGCTATCTGATGATCAACTTCTGCGAAACCAAAGAGAGACCTTTTTTGATCGAAAGTATCAGCAATCTCTCGAGGCTGTTGTAGACGAAGGCGCTGCGGATGACCTTGGCGGCGAAGGGGGCCTAGGCGACCTCGGCGGCGGCGAAGAAGGTTTGGGCGATTTGGGAGACGACCTCGGAGGCGGCGAAGAATTGGAAGCCGGCGGCGGTGAAGAATCTGCTCTGCTCGCTGCTCCGGGCCGCGTTGAAGATATAAAAGAAGACGATGGGGATATCAGGACTTATGACAAAGGTTCCTATACGACAGTGCAAAAGCGAGGAGGCGACCAGCGACGCGTCACCGGCCCCACCAGAAGAAATATAAAGAACACGGCGCTTCCTGAGGTGCCAACTCTCAGAACCGACCGCTCCCGCAATCCAGGTAGAATTACGGCGGCCGATTTGGGTGTAGATAAATATAACTTTGCATCGATGATTGGTCTAGAAGAGCGAGAGCAATCTACTTATAATAAGAGCGAAACCAGAATGCTTGAAAATACAAGAAGAGTTCGTCGTCTTGTAGAGCAGCTGGAGAAAAAAGAGGCTGAAAAGAATGAAGCACAACAAGAAACGTAATACAGCATTTATTTATGAGACCCTTGTTCGAGAGCTTACTAAAGCGATTGTTAGTAAAGATAATGATAGAAAACAAAAAACTGTTGCAATTCTAAAGGAGTATTTTGCTCCTAATACCGTCCTTGCTCAAGAATTGGAACTGTATAGAACGCTCCTAGAAACTACGAACATACACTCAAAGATTGCAGAAAGGCTCCTGTGTGAAACCAAGGAGGCGCATCAGCGCCTAAATGAAAATACTATTTTTGATGCTCAGTCCCGCGTAATTGCTGCTATTAATAAAGGGCTTGGGAAGGAATCGTGGGCCACTTTTATTCCTAATTTTAAATCTCTAGCTTCGATAAGTGGAATTTTTAATCTAAAAACGTCCGTAAAAACTCGAGTGTTGTTTGAGCAAGCCATTGTAGACAGGATGAGTGACGAACGTCACCTCGGGGTCCCTAGTAAATTACAACCCCTAGATAATTTAACCTATAGTTCCTTTATAAAAAAGTTTAATCATAAATTTGCACCTCTCCTGCACGAGCAAAAAGAATTTCTAAATCGATATATTACGAGTTTCGCAGATGATGGGTTTGAGTTACGACTCTACCTTAATGAAGAAATATCCAGGCTTAAAGGCTTACTTAACGAAGCGGCAGTGGCCGAGCTAGAGCCCCTCATCTCCCAAAAAGTGACCGGTGTTGTAGAATATCTTGAGAATTTTCGCAAACGAGAGTCCACAGACGGTGATCTTGGGAAGATTCTAAAAACACAAGAGTTAGTTCGGGAGCTCACAGGCCATGATTAAAATTAAAATAGGAGGCCCTCAGGCTACTGTTGAGCTTAATGCTCGTAAGGCACTTGATGGGTCATTACTTATTATGGATCACAAAAAAATTGATATTGCTGTGGTTCCTGACTCACTGAAAGTTGTTACCTTTCCCAAAACAATAAGTACCGAAGATGTTTATGATTTTCAAAATCGCCTTCTGGAAATGTTGGCAGATAAAGGCCTCGTCGACCGAGCCTCCATCCAGGGGGGGAATGTTTTTCGTTCTTTAGAAGGAACTTTATTTGAAAGCAAAGCCGTGAACCCGTTGCAGGCTGCTGTGTATGTTATCGCCGAATTTCTTCACCATGAAGCAAGATACGAACAAGTCGCCGATCAGTATGAGAAAGAGCTTGAAGATATGTATACACATCCCACCGATCGTGATTCCACAGAGTACGGCGAAGTACCGCAGTATGCCGAGAAGGGCTCGATGCGGCCGGGTTACTACTATTATCCCTTAAGAAATCGATATTAGAATGGAATTACTACATTTTATTCTTGCCGCATATGGCATGACTTTTATTATTGTCCACGGATCAATCTTTAATAAAATCCGACCACGTTGCGGTGCATGGTGGGGCTTTGCAAGATTATTTCATTGTTATCTGTGCATGGGATTCTGGGTTGGAGTGTTTCTTTGGGGCATAAGTCCCTATACAGAACTATTTAATTTTGAATATTCAGCTGTTAATGCATTTTTATGTGGCTGTATAAGCGCTGGTACTTCATACTTATTAGGTGTGGTAGTAGATGATTTTGGGATCAAAGTGGTCCATAAAGGAGGTGAATCATGAAAAGATGGATGATCCAGCCAGTTCGTCGCTGCTGTTCAGGCAGTTGACTATTTTAGAGGAATAAGATTATGGCACGCAGAAAAAATGTAAAAAGAATAGATCCAAGATACTTCTTGCACGAGACGACATTGCGCGAACAACAGCGCTTCGGCGTCACCAACACACCCGAGGAAGATGATCGCTCCCCGGAAGCGCTAGCGTATTGGGCAGAACAAGTTCTGCAGGCGCGCCCGCCAAGGCCAGGAAAAAGAGTTGATGGAAGTACATTATCAGCCGTTTTTCCGAAGGAG